CTAGAGTTCGCACTTGGTGTCAGGCCCATAGATTCTACAAAATTGGTGTTCTGAGCGAAGTAGAGGGCGTTAAATCTCCTTCCGAAGACCGTATGGATGTCCAGTTTAGAAGCTTCCTAGGTCGGGGCGGGTTTGCAGGCGAAAGACCAGAGAACGATTCAAGAAAAGCAGAGTAGTTCAGCATGTCTTTTGAGCTGAGCAAAAAGCAAATCCTAAAAGAGGTTATCAAGTCTGGCAAGGATCCAGAGTATTTTATTAACAACTACTGTAGGATCTCACATCCTATTGAAGGCTTGATACCTTTTAGGACTTATCCTTACCAGGATGAGATGCTTAAGAACTTTAATGACCACCGTTTTAATATTGTTCTGAAAGCACGTCAGCTTGGTCTATCTACAATTGTCGCTGCCTATGTTGTATGGATGCTCTTGTTTCACAGAGACAAGAATGTATTAGTTATGGCAACCAAGTTTGCAACTGCAACTAACTTGGTAAAGAAAGTAAAGAACATTATGAAGAACCTTCCTGACTGGGTTCGTATCGCAGAAATAAAAATCGATAACCGCTCTTCTTTCGAGCTTAATAACGGTTCACAAATTAAAGCAGCCTCAACTTCCGGTGACGCAGGACGTTCAGAGGCTCTTTCTCTTTTGGTATTGGACGAGGCCGCTCACATTGATGGGCTCGCTGAACTTTGGACAGGCCTGTATCCTACGCTATCAACAGGTGGTCGTTGCATTGCTTTGTCAACTCCAAATGGTGTAGGTAACTGGTTCCACAAAACATATGTGGATGCCGAGCTTGAAGATAACGACTTCTTCCCGTCTAATTTGCCATGGGATGTCCATCCAGAAAGAGATAAAGCTTGGTTCCAGAAAGAAACAAGAAACATGTCCAGAAGACAGATTGCGCAGGAGCTAGAGTGCAACTTCAACACTTCTGGTGAGACGGTGATCCATCCGGACGATATTGAGTTTATCAAATCAACTGTTCAAGAGCCAAAGTATCGAACAGGCTTTGATAGAAACTACTGGATTTGGGAAGGGTTTGTACAGGGCGAAGAGTATATGCTTATCGCAGACGTTGCCCGAGGTGATGGTAAAGACCACTCAGCTTTTCATGTATTTAAGATCTCTACAATGGAGCAGGTGGCCGAATACCAAGGAAAACCAACACTAGACATGTATTCGAATATTTTATGTAATGTTGGCAAAGAGTACGGAAATGCACTCCTAGTAGTAGAGAATATTGGTATTGGAATTTCTGTTTTAGAGAAGCTTGAACTTCTTGGTTATTCAAATTTATATTTCTCTATGAAGGGTACACACGAGTTTGTTGAGCAGCAAGTTGCGTACACCAGTGAAAACTCGGTACCTGGCTTCTCTACGACAACTAAGACAAGACCACTTATAGTGGCCAAAATGGAAGAGTTTATTAGAAATAAACTAGTTATTGTACGCTCTAACAGACTATGTAAGGAAATGGAGACTTTTATTTGGTATAATGGCAAAGCTCAATCCATGCGAGGCTACAACGACGATTTAACAATGTCCTTGGCTATTTCATGTTGGGTTAGAGACACTGCCATGACAGTTAACCAAAAAGAATCTGAGTATAGAGAAGCATTTTTTAGTTCTCTCGTCACAGCAAATAAAAAGTTTGACACGACCATATCTGGCATGTTAGGACATAATAGCTTTGAAAACAAAACTGAAAATGCAATGCAAGAAATACAACAGTATATGTGGCTTTTAAAGGGGTGACAAATGGCTGAAGAAGACGATAAGAAAAATCCAAGGAACCCATCATCAGACCTGTACAAGAGATTGACAAAGCTCTTCTCTGGTCCGATTGTGAGCCGCAGAACACAACACGGCAGAAGAATCAGGAAGCAACAGTTAGATAAGTACTCTAGCATGTTCCGCTCTGCTAGTGGGCAAGAATTTAAGAGATCTCACTATAATCCTTTTGAGTCTATGAACTCGAACTACATGGCAAGCCAGAATAGAACTGAGCGCTATGTGGATTCGGATCAAATGGAGTACATGCCTGAGATTGCTTCCGCCCTTGACATTTACGCAGACGAGATGACAACTTCTTCTGGCTTGGTCGATATGTTACACATTAAGTGCCCAAACGAAGAGATTAAAGGAATACTAGACTCTCTATACAACGATATCTTAAATGTTCGATTCAACCTATTTGGCTGGGCACGAACAATGTGCAAGTATGGAGACTTCTTTTTATATCTTGACATTGATGAGACTTACGGCGTCAAGCATGCAATTGGTCTGCCTCCAAATGAGATGGAAAGATTAGAGGGCGAGGACAAGACCAATCCTAACTACGTTCAATTCCAATGGAATGCAGCAGGTATGACCTTCGAGAACTGGCAAGTTGCTCACTTTCGCATCCTTGGAAATGACAAATATCACCCGTATGGCTCCTCTGTTCTAGAGCCTGCTCGTCGTATTTGGCGTCAGCTGACTTTAATGGAAGATGCTATGATGGCGTACCGTATCGTCAGAGCCCCAGCTAGAAAAGCTTTTTATGTTGATGTTGGTAACATTCCTCCGCAGGATGTTGAGCAGTACATGCAAAGAGTGATCACTGCGATGAAGCGTAATCAAGTTGTGAATCAAGATACTGGGCGTGTAGACCTTAGATACAACCCGATGAGCGTTGAGGAGGACTATTATATTCCAACACGAGGCGGAAACAAGTTTGCTGATATCCAGGAGATCGGTGGACAAAATAGAAACCACGATATCGATGACGTGAAGTACCTTAGAGATAAGTTGTTCTCTGCTCTAAAGATACCTGCCTCCTATTTAACTCAAGGAGAGGGTGGTACTGAAGATAAAACTACCTTGGCAATGAAAGATGTTCGTTTTGCTAGAACGGTACAGCGTCTACAGAGACCACTTATTTCTGAGCTAGAGAAAGTTGGTATTGTTCACTTGCACACTCTAGGTTTTAGAGGTGAAGACCTTGTCAAGTTCAAGCTATCTTTGAACAACCCTTCCAAGATCGCAGAGATCCAAGAGCTAGAGCACTGGAACCAGAAGTTCACAATCGCAACAAACGCTTCCGAGGGATACTTCAGCAGAAGATGGATCTCCGAGAATATCTTTGGTATGTCTGAGGAACAGTTCCTTAGAAACAAGAGAGAGATGTACACTGATCGCAAGTACGAGGCTGAGCTCAATGCTGTTGGCGAGGTTGCCGCAGAAGTTGCAGCTGCCACAGCTGGAGGGGCGCTTGGACTACCACCGGGGGACGAGCTGCCTACTGGTATCGAAACAGACTTTGGACTACCTCCTGCAGAAACAGGTCTACCACCAGAGCCTGCGCCTGAGGCAGAAACTGGAGCAGAAGCTGGTGCAGAGGCACCAGCAGATGATGTTCTCTTGGCAACGCCCGGAAATAGGGACAATAACAAAGACGGCAGAAAGACTGCAGGAAGGTCAAAAAATATAAGAAGTGCAGCTCTCCCGGAGGTCGGCACTGCTAGATCAACTTTCCCTGGATTTAAGGGTCATGACAGTTTAGATACGTTAAGTCGTTTAGTTACAGAAAAAGAAACTAATTATGATACTGAAGAGATTTTTCAAGAGCAAAGAATTTTTGCCATTGATCATCAGACTAGAAAACTAATTGAAAATTTAGAAAAACTGGAGAGCAATGATGAAACATAATAAAAAAAGAAATACAGCTTTTCTGTTTGAGTGCTTGGTTAAGGAGTTAACTAAAGCAACTTTGCGATCCGACACTAAAACAAAGCACGCTATCGTATCTATCCTAAGAGAACACTTTCACACAAATTCGGTGCTACAGAAAGAGCTAACACTCTACAAAACACTTTGTGAGATCTCAGAAGTCGAGAAGATTGTTGCAGAAAAGATTCTTGTAGAGGTAAAGAGAGTGTACCACACTCTCGGAGAGCAGGACATTTTTGATGAGCAGACAGAAGTAGTTAAGAAAATAAACACCGATCTATCAAAGAGCGTTTTTAAGAACTTCGTATCCAACTATAAAACACTTGCTTCTATATCACAGTTGTTTAATCCGAAGACACCTATCCCTAATAGAGTCTTGTTAGAGCAAAATATAATCGATTCGATGTGTGCCTCTAGAGAAAAGACTGATGTACTCAAGCCAATCGATAACTTAACTTACAACGTATTCGTTAAAAAGTTCAACGAGAAGTATGGCACTACTCTAAACGAGTCCCAGAAAGATCTGATCAGTAGGTACGTTGTCCTATCTCCAGAGAGTGCAACTGAGTTTAAGATGTACGTTAGTGAAGAGATAGGTAGATTAAAAGAGAAGCTTAGTGCCTTTCATCTTACCGAAGAAGCAAAGAAAGATGGCTCCTTGGTTCACAAGAATCTAGAAATCCTTGAAATACTATCAGACTTCAGTAGCCAACAGATCAACGATAATATGATTAAAAAGATTTTAAAGATACAAGGTCTTGTATCGGAGATTTGATATGCCTAAACTAAATATAAAATTTCTCCCATCTCAAAAGAAACTAAAGGTCAAAGTCTATGACGAAGATCAGGTTCTAAAAACTTTTTCTCTCAAAGCAAAGAAGAGTTTGGATGGAAATATTATAGTTTATGATCATCATGATAT